AAAGACGCTAATGCCCACATATAAATTTCTTAATAATGACACTGGCGAGGAGCACGAGGACTTTATGAGTATCTCGGCTCTAGATGAATACTTGAAAAGTAACCCACAAATAACGCAACTCGTAAATGGTGCTCCTGGAATTCATTCTGGTAGAGGCTTTGGTAAACCCGATCAAGGGTTCCGTGATCTACTTAAAGATATGAAGAAAAAGAATTCTAAAGGTATCGCAGGGAGTACCATTAATAATTTTTAAAGGGTCATAATGGAAACGACAAGATTAACAAGAAAAGAAAAAAGAATCCTTCGTCAATCAAATCAAAAAGTTGTTAACATACAGGAAAAGATAAATTTCAATCTTAAAAAGGTAGAACCGCTAACAGAAAATCAAAAGCTCTCCTTCGAGGCATATAATCAGGGTAAGAACCTAATGCTTCATGGGATAGCCGGAACTGGTAAAAGCTTTATCTCTGTATATCTTGGTTTGCAAGAAATACTTTCTGAAAGTAGTCGATATAAAAAACTTGTCATTGTAAGATCTGTCGTTCCAACAAGAGATATGGGGTTTCTACCTGGCAACTCGAAAGAGAAAGCCAAGGTATACGAAGCCCCATATTATGCTATCTGCTCTGAGCTATTCAATAGAGGGGATGCTTATGATTACCTTAAGAATAAAAACATCGTAGAGTTTATCAGTACGTCGTTTATTCGTGGTATAACTCTAAACGATTGTATTATCATTGTTGATGAAATTGCTAACCTTACCCTTCATGAACTTGACTCTGTGATTACCCGTGTTGGTCGTAATTGCAGAGTCATTTTTTCGGGCGACTTTAGGCAGTCTGACTTTAGCAAAGAACAGGATAAGAACGGGTTGATTGACTTTATGCGTATCATTGAGCGTATGAAGTCGTTTACATTCATTGACTTTGACGAGAATGATATTGTTAGAAGTTCAATGGTTAAAGATTATATTATTCAAAAGAATAGGTTGAAAATTGTAGCATGAAGAAGTTTAAACATAATTTCGTTCCGTTCGTGGAACTGACTACTGAAACGATTGACGGGAAGCGCCACTACGTGCTTCCCGACGGCGAAACGAAATTAAAATCAGTTACGTCTATCCTTGGCGAAAAGACAGATAAAACAGCTTTGGTTGAATGGAGAAAGAAGGTTGGTGATGCAGAAGCCGATCGTATCTCTAATCAGGCTGCTCGTCGTGGAACTTCAATTCATCTAATTGCAGAGCGTTATGTTCTTAACGAGGAAAATATCTTTAGGGATCAGATGCCTGTTAATGTTGAAACTTTTAAATCTATTCAAGGAACGCTCGATGAACATGTGGATAACATATTAGGCATCGAGCTTCCTTTATATTCAAAGGCACTGAGATGCGCTGGGCGTACAGATCTTGTTGCTGAATATGACGGTAAGCTATCAATTATTGACTTCAAAACTTCTCGCAAGCCAAAGAAGGAAGAGTGGATCGAAAACTACTTCCTTCAGTCTACCGTTTATTCGATGATGTTCGAATGGACGTACAAGTTCTCTGTTCCTCAAATCGCTATCATCATAGCTGTTGACGACGAAAAAACGCCCCAGACTTTCGTCATGGAGCGTTCTAAGTATGTTAATAGAGTGTTGGAAATATTTAGAAGTTAACCTTCAAGCCAACCATACCAACAGCAGCGGTATAGTTTTTACCCTTATCAAACCCGCCTGTTAAATCAACAGATACGTTTTTGTAGATTTCCTTCTTAACAGAGGCACGAAGCTGACCAACAGTACCAAAGTCCTTAGACTGAGTTACTCTGGCTTCTGCACCGAACCAGTTAAGGTCATATCTTACGCCAGCATATGGACGGACTTCAAACGCATCCTTTTCAGGTAGAGTTGAAAGTAGAGCAGAGCCAGATTCAACTGCAGATATAACAACTGACTTAGTCATAGTTGCACCAACAAGTGGTCTGAATCCGTAAACTTCTTTACCCGAGTAAAGAGTTAGATCAGCGTAGTAATTGTTTACCTTTACCTTACTCGAATTTACAAGAGCAAAGATAGGTAGAGAAGTAGTAGTGCTGTATTCAGAAACATTGAACCCGCCAGATACCTTAGCCCATACAGCGTTTTGTTTATTAAGAATATAAGCAGTAGCGCCATATGAGTCTGACTTTGACTTTGAGTTTAGATACTGAGAGCTATCGGCTTTACCAAATGTGCCAGCGATACCAAAAGTATTATTTTCATATGTTTTTTGCGCACCGAAACCAATAGAACTTGTATCAATTCTACCACCAGCCTTAGCATAACCCATTAAAGGAGTTACCCATGCGCCATCTTTGGTTGTGATGGCGTCAACTAGGAATGGGTTGAAACGATTAACAGAAAGAGCATCCTTTAACCCAACAGCCGAAACAGAAGCTGTTTGATTCGAGGATGCTGTTTGTACTACAGAATCATTTACAGTTGTTACTACAACTTCATTCGTTGTTGTAGAGCTAGTTGTTGTTACGTTTACAGTAGATGTTGTTACTACGGGTGTACCGTCTGTAGATTCTGTTGTACCATCAGAGTATGTGGTTACAGTAACAGGAACAGTGGTAGTTGTAGTAGTTCTTGGTGTTACAGTTGTTGTAACAGTAGTAATTGGTGTTGTTGATGTTGTAGTAGTTGCTCTTGGTGTAGTAACAACAACTGTGGTAGTTCTAGTCACATCAATCGTTTTTGGTGTTTTAACAGCGCCATCACTGGCGCTAGTTGTTACGATAGGGGTTCCTAGATCTAATCTAGTAGCATTAGCAGTTGTGCCTCTTGTTGCAGCATTAGATGAAGTAGCATTTCCATTTGCAGCACTAGAAGTAACAGTTGGTGTTCCAGCAGCAGTTGATACAACTGTCTTTGGAGGAGGTCCAGCGCCATTCTGACCAGCGGCACCATTACCATTAGCACTAATAGTTCCACCAACAGTACCAGCAACGATACCCTTGATAATATCATCAAGAGCAGTTACGTTCTGCTGTTGTGCAGTTGTACCAGATACATTGAAACGAGAAGCATCAAGCCAGTTAGTGTCAGCAACTGTTACGATAGTTCCTGTTACACCCTGACCAAGATTACCAGCACGACCAATCCAACTCATACCAGAAACAGCACCATTTCCGTCAGAAATAAGTGGAATGCCTTGACTGTTTACGATAGCAGAAACAGCTGCGTAGTTAACAGTAATACCAGCAGTCATATACTTGGTGTTGACATTGCTGGATATGTTATTAGTCATTGCAGAGTTTGCACCAATAGTAGTTGTACCACCACCAAGTGCAGTAATAAGTGCAGCGACTGAATTGTTTCTTGACTGACAGCAACCGGGGTTTTCAGTTACGAAGTATGCGAAACCACCGTTCGTAACGTATGTCTGATAGGTTGTCTGTTCACCAGCAGTAAGAACAGCACTATATCTTAGGTCCCATACCTGTTGATATGTGCTTGTAACTGTTGGGATTGATGCGATATTTGTCGTAACTGTGACTGTATGGCCAGCAGCTTCTAAACGACTCTTGACATTGTTGGTAACTTGATCGTATTGAGCGTCAATAACTAGGACGCTATCTGCATATGCAGTTGTGATTAGTGCGAATAGCATAGCTACCGCAGTTAAAATTCTTTTCATATTATGCTCCTTATGAGGAATTAATTAAATCTTCACCAGAAACATAATATGAAAATGGCACCAGTGGTAGGAGTCGAACCCACGCCCTCTGTTTTGGAGACAGATGTGCTACCGTAACACTTCACTGATATATTAAAATCTTTTTAAAACAAATCCTATTTCTATAGCGCCTACTGCTTTGGCATTGTAGTATGGGTCAGGCATCGCACGAACTCGAGCGAACACATCGCCACACTTAATAGCCGCTTGAATACCAACAACAGGAGTAATATCAAACTTGTAACCTGTTGCAAATCCGTAATAAGCACCAGCCTCAAACTTTAAACAGCTATCAGTTTCGTACTTAAGAGGCGACCAATCAACACCAGCATAAACGCTATTCTTATTTATACTATTACGATACGCACCGATTTGAATGGCCCAGTCATCATGGCCATATCTTACAGCACCACCGTAATTTCTCTCATTAAAGTTGTGATTATCTAGGTGATGCGAGAACCCGTGGGCAACAACTGATAATTCATCAGCCTGAACAGTATTAACTGCGAGAATACTAAGTAATGCTACTGCTACATTTTTCATAATATATCCTTTCAAGGTTGGCGGAGCGTATAGGAATCGAACCTATTCTACCAATTAAGGTAGCACGGTTTAGCAAACCGCTGCATTACCATCCTGCCCACGCTCCATTAGATCATCAACGAATTCAAGCAGCCACTGATGATGACGACCGCCATGCCAGTACTTCTTTGTGTATGGGTATAGATCATACCAGAACTCGTTGCTTTCTGGATGACACCCAATTATGCCGACGTTATCCTGTATGATAGCCATCGGATGTCCATTTTTGTATCTAGCTTTCACTTGATACGTTGATTTAATATCTTTTATCGTTATCACTCCACCGTCATAAAAAAACATGTGGTCTTTTGTAAAGTCGCTCTCATAGGTTATCTCTGCGACCGTTCCATATGGTCTTTTAATTTCAGAAGTTGGATTCTTTATATATTGCACTACGTCAATTCCTTTAAGGATATCGAAATACTCAGAGCCAGCCCAATACTGCCCCATACATATACCAAGATACTTACCACCGTTGGAAATGAACGACTCGATAGCGTTCCCATGTCTGCGTTTAAAGAAACGATAGAACGAATCAGAATCGCCTATTCCTCCTGGAAAAGCCACGCAGTTCGACTGCGAAAGAACATTGTTTAAATTATCAAAAATTCCAAATACCTTTACTCTATAATTAGGCGACAGCGCTGATATCATACCAGAAACGCACTCGTCAGAACATTCAGGGTGATGGCTAAACAACGCAATTGTTTTCATTTGAAAATATCCACTATCTTTGTACCATCATATAACCAAGTTAACATAAGGGCAATCCAAATCAGCTTACTAATATTGTCAATAATTAATGTATATTTTTGATAAAAGGTCATAATAACTTGCCTGTTTAATAAATCTTTTATATTGCGTTGCTAAATAACGACGTGCGAAATATTTATAATGGGCAAAAATAGAGGAACTGACCATGACAGACAAAATTTTCGATAAAGTATCAGAGCGTATTGATTCATTCGAATCTAAAGTTGAATTTCTCATTGAAGCTGAAATGAGAATTGATGCAATCCTAAGTACTCTAATTGATAATGAAATTGACTTAGAAGAAGATGAAGAAGATGATGAGGATCTTCTAACACTTCAACTTGAGCCAATTCAAGAAGAAGCGCCTACTTTACCTAAAGTAGATACTTTCTACACCGAGTAATCATTTTGAAGGGGAATAAAATCCCCTTCATTTTTTATTTGGTGCTTCCCCACGGAATCGAACCGCATCCTCTGGTTCTTCAGACCAGCGTACGCACCAGCTATACCAGAGAAGCTTTGGTGCCGAAAGTAGGACTTGAACCTACGACCAGTCGCGTATGAAGCGAATGCTCTACCACTGAGCTACATCGGCTTTATTATTCGGTGTCGCCACCAGCAAGGGTATCAGCCGCTGCAGCTGCTTCCTGCAATGCCTGAACCTGAGGACCAGCCTGATTGCGCATATTATCAACAAGCTGGAAAACACTTTCATAAGGCATACGTCCAAGAGCGCCCAAGATAAGGTTAGCTTCTTCAATAGTAAATTCGAAATTGATCATTTTATTTCTCCAAGTTTATTTAAAGATGGTGAGTAGGGTAGGATTCGAACCCACAACGCTCTTAGAGGCTAGATTTACAGTCTAGTGCAGTCCACCGTCTCTGCAGCCT